CAGTTGTTGTTGAGGAGTAACATTGAGGCATTCCATAAAAACTGTAGGTTCATCTTCACCTGCAATTATAAAAATAAAATTATCCAACCGCTACACTCCAGGTGTTCTGTGGTTGAATTCTCGATCAAGGGTAAGGAGAAGGCAGAGATACAGGTTGCGTTCTTCGAGCGTATCCTTTCTATTCTTAATAAAGAAAACTGTGAAGCAGATAAAAGAGTTCTTCTTCAATTAATTAATAAACATTTTCCTGATTGGAGGAGAGTGTTGAATGAATTGCAAAGATATTCCGTTGGTGGTAAAATAGATAGTGCTATATTAGCAGAGTTTTCAGATGTCAAAGTTGATGACCTCATTAAAACGCTCAGTAAGAAAGATTTTTCTGGAGTCCGTAAGTGGGTCAGTGATAATCTGGACAATGATCCTGCTGTATTGCTTCGCCGTCTTTATGATGGTCTTTCTTCATCCCTTGAAGGTCCTAGCATTGCTGCTGCTGTGCTCATTATTGCTAAGTATCAGTATCAAATCGCTTTTGTGGCCGACCAAGAAATAAATCTTCTTGCTTGTCTCACAGAAATTATGGTTGAGTGTGAATTCAAATGAAAGCTTTAAAGACTCCTCTTCGTTATCCTGGTGGAAAATCTCGTGCTTGTACTAAACTAGCACAACATTTTCCAGATCTTAAAAGTTACAAAGAATATAGAGAACCATTTGTGGGTGGTGGATCTGTTGCTCTTTATATTACTAAGATGTTTCCTCATCTTACTATATGGGTTAATGATCTTTATGAACCATTATATAATTTTTGGAAAGAACTTCAACATGATGGACAAGAACTACAGGATCTTATCTGGTCATTAAAAAATAAATATCCCGATAGGGATACTGCTAAAGAATTATTCATAACTGCAAAGGAGGAAATTAACAATGAAGCAATATCCAATAGAGACCGTGCAGCGTATTTTTATGTTGCTAATAAGTGTAGTTTTTCTGGTCTCACTGAGGCAAGTTCATTCTCCCCACAAGCATCAGAATCCAATTTCTCCTTTCGAGGAATTGAGAAGCTTAGCGAGTATGGTAAACTCATTGAGAATTGGATAATCACTAGTCATTCTTATGAAAGACTTTTTACGGGTGATTGGGATAGGAAAGGTATTTTTATGTACTTAGATCCTCCTTATGATATCAAACAAAATTTGTATGGTAAAGGAGGTGAGATGCATAAGGGATTTGATCACGATGAGTTTGCTGCTAATTGTGATGATTATACTTCCCCTATGTTAATATCTTACAATAGTAGTCAGTTAGTAAGAGATCGATTTAAAGATTGGAACGCTGCTGAGTTTGATCTTACCTACACTATGCGTTCTGTTGGTGATTATATGAGTGACCAGCAACACCGTAGAGAATTGCTTTTACTTAATTATGCTCCGTCTTCTTAATCAATTAAATTATACTCCACCTAATTTACAATTATATCAGACTGATTCATGTGAAGTAACTTTTGATAACCTTAACCAAATGTATAGGTTGTCTGTTAAAGGTGAAGAGTGGATGTCTTATAGGATAAAGGATCATGATCAAGCATACGAATTATATTCTCATTATGATTTAGCTAATGGTCATTGTATTTGTACTGGATTAGGTCTTGGTGTTAGAGAGAATTGGTTATTGAATAAGAAAGAAGTTAGTAAACTTACTGTTGTAGAAAAGAGTAAAGAAGTTATTGATTATCATAGGTATATCAATCCTAAGTTTTTTGATAATGTAGAAGTTATTCATATGGATGCGTATGAATACAAAGGTAAGTGTGATACTCTTTTACTAGATCATTATGAGGAAGAAGCAGCTAATGATATGCTAGTATTACAGAATGCTTCAGAGATATCAAAACATATTGAATGTGATATAATGTGGATGTGGACTCTTGAGCGTATAGTTGCTGGTAGGACATGGCAAAGAAGTAGTAAGGTGGGATCGTATGTTTCAAAAACATTAATATACAATGAAATAAAAACACGATTTGATTTACCTCTACCAGATCTAACTGAAGAGGAGTTAGAACTTTATTACTTCATGTATAACTCTAAAGCAATTAGTGTGCATAAACAATTTTCTGATTATGGAACTTAAACACTGGTTAAACTCAATCAATTTTACAAAGGAGAATCTTTTTGAAGATGAACCTGAAGCAAAGTATCCAGCATTTGTTGTGAACAAATGTTTATCTGGATCTTTGGATTCTGTTTTGTTTGCTAATGAGATGAATAAATCTCATTTTCTTGATAAGAGAATGCAGTATGATTTTTATTTAAATTCTCTTAGAAAGAAGAAGAGGTTTGCACCTTGGTTAAAGAAGGGTAAGGTTGAGGATTTGGAAGCAGTTAAAAAGTATTATGGTTATAGTGAAGAGAAAGCACAACAGGCAATGACTATTCTTTCAAAAGAACAGATTAAATATATCAAACAGAAGCTAAACACTGGGGGAAGAATGTGAGGATTCTTAGTATAGATTTAGATTTTATATCTGCACCAGCAATTAATGATTTCTGGAACAGTGGGATGAGTCAGCATGAGATAGAAAATCATCCTGTAGTTAAATGGAAGTATATACAATCTAAGATGCCTGAGGTATTTGAATCCATATCTCAAAAGATAGATGTAGATAATTATGATTTTTGTTTAAGAACTTTTATAAGAGCATTAAAGAACTGTAAGGATGTTCATTTTGGATATGATCATGATGCTATTCTATATGGATTGAAAGACTATACATCTATAGATGTGGTTAATATTGATCATCATAGTGACATACTAACAAATGGTATGGAAACTACAGAACAAGAAATTAAATATGTTGATGAGGATGAGAGAGTTGCTGAAGGTAATTGGGGATACTATTTACATTCTCAAGGAAGATTAAACTCATGGCATTGGATTTTAAATTTACATAGTGAAGAGTTTACTGATACTTTATTAGGTGATCATTTATTTGGTGATAAGTTTAGTTGGTCTTTTAGAGAGGATTATGATTTTGGAAACTATGAGTTTGATCAGATATTTGTTTGTTTGTCACCATCATATATTCCACCATTACATTGGCATATGTTAGGAACTTTTGTTAGAGTGTATGAAGAGCTGAGTGGTAAAAAGATTGAAGTTGATTATCTCCATAGAAAGTATGAGATGGAGAAATATTATAAAGGGGTGACTAATATAATATATCCTGAACCAACAGAATCGATTTCTATTGATGCGAATAAATTATCTTAGTCAAGAAGGTCATAGTATTATAAGGCAGTCTGAGTTTAAAGACTCAAGTGGTATGCCATATAGAAGGTGTCCATGTTTTAATCATAAGAACGAAAGAACTTTTATAGTATCATCACCTATTGATTATGAGTTTAGAGTTGATGAACCTATAGATAAGAATTTCTTACATTACAATCAAGAACATCTTGATACACTAGTCTTTCATTTGACTACTCCTCATTTTTTATTATGGACACATGATGATAATATTTGGTTAGAAGCAAATGATCATCCAATGACATCGTTAGATAATAATTTAATCATGGTTCCTGGTTGGGTTCATTTATCTACTTGGCCTTCTAAAGCAAGTATTGGATTTGTTGTAGTTGATAAGGATAAACCAGTTACCATTAGAAAAGGTGACCCTCTTTGTAGGTTATCATTTCATTCTTCAGATTTAAATGATGAAGTCAACTTGAATAAGATAGAGGATCGTGGTATAATCGATGAGATACAAGAAATCTACGAAACTAAAAGGGAAGAGGCAATGGATAATGGTACTTGGAAAGATAGGTTATTTACTAAAGGAAAGTCTAAGTGTCCTTTTGCAAGAATTATTTACTAAATACCATTACGAAACTGAATTAAAACGATGAGTGTAGTGACTGAGCCGACTGTTAATTGGTCGCCCGACCAGATGGTCGAAGTATCATTAGGTGAACCAGATGATTTCTTAAAGGTAAGAGAGACCCTAACTCGTATAGGTGTAGCATCTCGTAAAGAAAAGAAATTATATCAATCTTGTCATATCCTTCATAAACAAGGAAGATATTTTATAGTACATTTTAAAGAACTCTTTGCTCTAGATGGAAAGAGGGCAAACCTTACTATTAATGATGTACAGCGTAGGAATCGTATTGCACAACTACTTGCTGATTGGGGTTTAATAAAGATTTTGAATGCAGATCAGATAGCTGACATAGCACCATTAAATCAAATAAAAGTTTTATCTTTTAAAGATAAAGGTGACTGGATCCTTGAAACCAAGTATAATATAGGAAGGAAAAAAACGGAGGAAGAATCCTGAAGAAGTTTATTTTTGATGTCGATGGG